GTCTTTGTCTTTTACTGATTTTTTTTTTTTAGTGTAACGTCTTTTTGTCATGAGCTGCCCAAATGTAATCTTTGAAATCATCAATTGATTGGTTACAATTTTCTTCATCTAAAACAAGTTGAAGATATGTACTGTAGATGATTGCAAGAGCCATAGCATCTGCAGCTTTAATAGACATGTGTGGATTTTGTTCTTGGATAAAATCACCAATAATATCAGGTTTTACACCTGCCAAAAATTCTTCTGAATATGCTTTTTTTTGTTTTGTAAATTTATATATTTTAGCCATAAGAACGTACCTCTAGCGAGGATAACTATATTATTTATTTGGGTTGCAGTAAAAAATCAATGTTTTTCTTAATCTTAGGTACAAGTTTGTTATAAACTTCTATCCATAATAATGAATCATCATAGAAAAAATCCTTATTTTTCCACATATTTTGATGATGATTGTAAAATATTGCACAAATAGGTATGGGATCTATATCTATTTTAGCCCAAAAATCACGTTCAGACATACCACAATTATGTAATTGATGATGATGTTTGATACATAAAGGTATAGTATATTGATCACCTACCTTTTGACTTATACCTCGTTTCATGGCATAAGTAATGTGATGAGCATTACAATCGTTTTGCTGACAAATTATACAAGGGTTAGATGCCACCCACCTTAAGTATTTTTTATCTTTTATTTTGAGTTCCTTGTCCTTTAATAGTGTTGTGCACTTTCGTGTAGCCATAATAAATACTTAATCTTGCTAATCCTTCATGTACTCTATTGGATGCTTTACGTTCTGTCAAACTTAATTGATTAGCTATTTCAATTATTCCAAAGTTATGCCAACAGAACAATTTCATAGCTTCTGCGAATGTAGGACCAATTTCTTGGTCACATTCTTTAACTGATAATGCAGCTCCAAGAGATGATGTAATATGATCACTATTCATACCATCGACTCGTTCTTTAAGATAGTTACCTGAGCTGCCACCCATGAGTTCACATGCTAATCTGTATCTAGATCCAGCTTCGTATTCTTCAACAGATATAAGTTTACGATGAAACATATACATAAGACGAGATTCTCTTATGTTTAACCAAACTTTTTTTTTATCTCTAATTGTAGATATTAGTTCTGGTTTTTCAATCTGACGCATAATTATTTGTATAATCTTCTTTGTGTTTATCAACAAAAGATTTGAAGTTATCGTTTTTTAAATAAAATTTATTAAGTCGATAAACTCTATTTTTAGAACATTTATGATGTCGAGCAATAAGGCTTTTACTCCCATACACTTGTGTAGGGTGTAAAATCCAACATAACAAGATAGACAGATTATATATTTTATAATCTTGTTCACATCTTGCTGTTTTTTTACCTTTTAATATATCTAATGATATGTTAAAGGTTGAAGCTAAATACTTTTGTATATTATTAACCATAAGGAGATGAATATGAAAATTGAGTATAGACATTCTGCTTCAAAAACTAATACGTTTATTGATAGTCCTGCATTTTGGATTATCAATGAGTTATTTGATTTTGAGTCACAACCCAATGCCAGAATGATAATGGGTTTAGCAGCTGAAGATGCAGCTAACAACGCACTTCAAAACCAAATCACTGATGAAGATAGTATCACAGAATTTGCAAAAAGAAAATATCTTGAGCATAGTCGTGATGAGTTAGATGATTTGTTACCAACTGATCATGTAGAAGATGAATATAATTGGGCAGCTATTATTGCAAACAAGTTTGTAAAAGAGCTACCACAATTTGGTGAAGTAGTTTCATGGCAGAATGAGTTACAAGTACCAGGTACTAAATGGGGATTACAACGTGATGTTATATGTAAAACAGACTTTGAATTCAAAGATGTTATTGTAGATACTAAAGCTACAGCATATATCAAACGTCTAAAATCAGGTAAAGTTGATGCTAGATGGTATCCAAAACCTGCAGATATTAGACAACAATGTTTGTATCGTGAGGTATTTGGTAAAGAAACTATGTTATTATATTGTTCACCAACAGATCAATATTGTGTAGATATGGTTGGTCGTGATGATCTAAAAGACATTATTAATGCAATGAAACATATAGAACATATACTTAATACATGTAAAACTAAAGAAGATGTTGTCCGATTGTTTCCTTTGACAATGGACAACTTTAGATGGAAAGGATCTGAAGGATCTGTGGATTTTGCAAAAAAACTATGGGAAGATTGTTTACAATAGTGTATAACTAATTATGCAAAAATTAGGAAATATAATAAATCAAATAAATAATAGGAGACAGATAATGGAAACTGAAACCTTTGAATGCTCATTTAAAAGAGCTTTTGAAAAAGATAATGGTGGCGTAACAGTATACGTCACAAAAGACGATGGTAGTGATATGACCATTTATGGTGAGGCACTTGGTGCTTCTAGATGGCAAAAGGGTGCAAGGCTTAAAATAGCAGCACAACCTGTCAGAACCAGTAAAACTGGTAAACAATATCAAACTGCTAATTCAATAGAATTACTTGATGGTGAGGTAGCTGTACCAAATGATAATATGGTAAGCTCATCTGGAGTCAAAGCAGTAAGAGATGTATCAGGTCAATGGAAAGAAAAATATAGATTGACTATGAGTAATCTTTTATCAGCTTGGTTAAGTTCAGGTAAAGAAGTAACTCCAGAGGTACATAAAAACCTAGATCTAATTGTCAGAGACATTTTAAATTCTAAAATGGATACTGTTGAAGATCTAGAAGATGCACCATTCTAACAGAACACGTCATCTCCCTAAAGTTAGTTAACGTGAATGGGTGGGATCGAAAGATCCTGCCCTTTTTTTTATGAAAAATTATTTGTTATTTAAGTTAGAATTAGAGTTGATGGGATTCGATACTTTTGGTAAAGATAATAAGGTTAAAGATTTGTATAAAAAATATATGGAGAATAGAAATGATTACAGAAAAGAGATTGGAAGAAGCATTGAAGTATCTTGCAGAAACAGACGTACAAAATGCTGAAGCTAATGCTAAAGTTAAATATTTGGATAGACTTCTTAAAAGAAAGAAAGCTCTCCATATCACTGGTAACACTACTGATAAAAGCATATCTGCCAAAGAACAAGCATACTATGCAAGCGAAACTTATGAGAAAGCTATTCAAGAATTATTTGATGCAGAGGTTGAAGCGAGCACAGTTGAGAACAAAAGAGATAAAGAAGGAATTATTATCGATTTATTTAGAACGCTAGAAGCTAGTAGACGTAAAAATAATATATGATTTATAAATTTAAAAAATGGGTAATCTTACCTGCATATACAGAAATATTTATTAATGCGTCATCAGATCAAGAGGCTTTAAAGATATTAAATTCTATAGATCCTAAAACTTTAAATTGGGAAGAAGCTGATGTTGTGGATCATCGTATGACTTATGAAGTTATAGATGGCCAGGACACCTGAACAAAAGTTATTTTTATCTGTAATAGTTCAGGCAATACATGATGCTAGTTATAAAGGTGTAGATGTTTATTGTAAAATATATAAGCGTGCAGCTATATCTTGGCTTACTAGTAACTCAAAAGATTTTAGATTTGTGTGTAGATTAGCTGATTTAGATCCTGATCGTACATATTCTAAACTTTTAAAAGCTATTAAATATGATATATCTGAGTTAAAAGATAATTATTATATAAAACAAAAACCAGAACGAGAGTATCGTCCTGGTCGTTATAGGTTAAAATTTGACTGATAAAAGTATATTTAAAGATATGACATACCAAACATTAAATACACAAGTTGATGGAGATCATTATAAAAATATGAAAGTGCAACCTGCACATTTTATTAATGAAAATAATTTACCATTCGCTGAAGGCAATGCCATTAAGTACATATGCAGACACAAGAAGAAGGGTAAACGTAAGGATATAGAGAAAGCTATTCATTATCTTGAAATGATAATAGAGAGAGATTATTCTTAATCAAGTATTAATTTTTTTATACTTTTTTCTCCCATATAGATTTCTGTCTCTGCCATTGACTTGATGCACTGGTACTCAATATTTGATCCAGTATTGCTACGTGAAGCAACTCTTTTACCTTTAAGACATTGAGACATAGAGTCTTGTATTCTATGCTCC